TGGTTGGATATGCCTGAGATTGGTTGCTCACGCACCGATCACTTCCAACAGGTGCTTGTGTCAATGCTGTTGAACGGTAACTCGTTCACACGCATCATCCGTGACAACCAAGGCATTGCAGGGTTGACGGTGTTGAATCCTTTGAAAGTTGAAGTGAAGCGCGACGAGTCACGCCGAATCATCTATGTGTTTGACAATCGTGACGTGATTGAGCATGAAGACATGATCCATCTGTCCGAGTTGCGTTTGCCTGGCGATCTTCGTGGCCGTTCACGCATCGAACTTGTCAAAGAGAACCTCGGACTATCGAAGGCTCTTGAGGAGTTCGCTGCAAGGTTCTTTGGTCAAGGTTCGCACACTTCTGGCATCATCGAGTTCCCAGGCAACTTGACACGCGAACAAGCGAAGTCGCTTGTTGACGGATTCGAAGAAGGTCACAAAGGTTTGCGTCGCGCACATCGTCCAGGCATTCTGTTCGGCGGTGCGAAGTACACGACAACTTCGGTCGCGCCAGATGATTCACAGTTCTTGCAGTCACGACAGTTCGCAGTTGAGGAGATCCTTCGTGCGTTCCGTGTACCACCATCGATGGCTGGTGTGATTCAAGCAGGTGCGCAAGCCTACGCATCAGTCGAGATGAACGGCATCCACTTTGTGATGCACACACTCCGACCATACGTCACGAAGATTGAAGATGGATATTCGCGTCAACTTCTGACCAACGGTTCATTCTTGAAGTTCAACCTTGATGGTCTGATGCGCGGCGACTTCGGTTCGCGTGTCGCAGGATATTCATCAGGGTTGCAAGCGGGCTGGTTGTCAATCAACGATGTGCGACGATTCGAAGATCTGCGACCTGCCGATGGTGGCGATACTTACCGTGTGCCGTTGGCGAACGTCGATCTTGGTGCGGCTGGACTCACAGAACTTGATCGCAAAACAATGATGGCTCAACGTCTCATCAACGCAGGCTTCGAACCTGCGTCGGTGTTGAAGGCACTTGATGTTGATCCGATTACGCACACAGGCGTCGCACCTGTGTTGTTGCAACAAGTCACCGAACCTGCACCGTCTTACGATGTGAACCAGCGTGATGTGAATGTGACGATGCCTGAAGTTGTCGTGAATGTCCCACCAGCGCAAGTTAGTGTCGCTGCACCGATCATCAATGTTCCTGAGACTGTCGTGCGTGTGAACGTGCCAGAGAACCGTCCGACTGTTCGCACGGTTGAACGTGATGCTGATGGCCGTATCTTGACAATCACCGAAAGGGTTGAAGACTGATGGCAACAGGACTCTCGACTTATCTTTGCAACTCGTTCCTGAACGCGCTCGGCAACAACACTTCCTATGCGGTCACACAGGTCTACATCAAACTTCATGTCGGTGATCCAGGTTCGGCTGCGACCGCGAACGCTGCAACCGAAACAACACGCAAGTCGGTGTCGTTCGCTGCGGCTTCTGCCGGTGCGATCGCATCTGATGCAGATATCTCGTGGACAAATATCGCAGGGTCGCAAGATGCAACACACTTCAGTGCATGGGATTCTCTGACCGTAGGCAACTTCTTGTTCTCTGGCACGATCACAGGCAACGCCTACACAGCTGGTGACACCTACACAATCTCATCAGGCAATCTCTCTGCATCTCTAACAGTCGCAAGTTAGTACCGCTATGGCGGTGATCAGGTTCACGCTCGACGGGCCATCAACACTTGATGACATTGCATTCGGCCTAGATGGTGGTGTCGCATTCATCCTCGACTCCAGCCAACTTGACGGAACACGAGTTCTTGACGGCGGACAGTTCATAACAACTGCGACCGGCACCGCGACACTCGGCGCGATGTCTGCGACTGCGACTGCGACTGTCACACACTTCGCAACCGCATCAGCCGAACTCGGCGAACTCATTGCTGAAGTTGCAGAAGTAATCGTCACAACCGAAGCGACAGCCGAATCACAACTCGGCGGACTTGCCAGTTCGGCGACTGCAACTGTCGTGCTACCTGCAACCGCATCGGCTGACCTTGGCGGTCTTGCTGCTTCGGCGATCACAGCGGTTGAACAAAACGCGGTCGCATCGGCAGATCTTGGCGGACTGGTCGCAACCGTAAACTCGATCCCAACACCACCAGAACCCGAACCAGAACCGACACCTGTTGGCGGTCGACAATACGCCGCACCACGACGCAAGAAAATTGAACCAGTTCCCGAACCTGTAGTCGAGATACCAGTCATCCAACCGAAACGACGCTACGCGGTTGCGTCAACATCGTTGAACGGGATGCAAGCACAAGCGACAAGCATGATCACATTCAGCATCTTGGACGATGATGCTGAAGTATTGTTGTTGGTCTGAGGTCAATCATGCCAATCACAAATGCATCTATCACAGTCGGAACAGCCGCAACACTTATCAGTCACGCTGGAGTTAATCCAGGACAGTTACATGTCAGCAATCTTGATAACACCGACACAATCTTTGTTGGTGGCGCGACAGTTGTCGTGAACGCTGGTCATGCGTTACCGAAAAGCGCATCCGAAGACTTTGATATCTATCCAGGTCAAAGCATGTACGCAGTATCAACCAAAAACGGTCATTCAGTCTCGTTCATACTCGTCACTCCGTAATGCCTTACTTTATTACCGACAAGTCACCAGATTGTTCTGGTTGGGCAACCGTCAAAGAAGATGGCGAAGTCATCGGCTGTCACACAACGAAACAAGATGCAGTCGATCAGATGGTTGCGGTATCTATCGCCGAAGACATGGAACCAGGTGGGGAACGTGCGTTGCCAGATAACTATCGTCCAGCGTTAGCACCAGATGTTCCTGAAGGTCGTGCTTGCGGGAACTGTTACTTCTACGACGAAACAAATGTGCAAGGCGAAGGAGACAACCTCAAGGCTTGGTGTGAAAGATGGGATGCTTATGTTGACGGCGGATTCTATTGCAATGCTTGGCAACCACATGAAGAAGAAGATGAAGAAGATCGTCAAGTCAATCTTGAAGTTCCTGTCTATATTCGCACCGCTGCACGCAAAGGACTCGACTACTACGGTCAAGGTCTTGCGGGTGAAGGGCTGGTCGATCGAACCGTTCGTGAGGCACGAGACTTGGCACGAGGTCAAGTCAGCGAAGACAAAGTTGTGCGAGCGAATGCGTGGGCGCAAAGACACGCAGTAGATCTTCAAGCACCAAAGAACTCTGATGCAAGCAACGACGAGTTCCCTGGTGCTGGTGCGGTTGCGCATTATCTGTGGGGAATCAATCCGTTGAATCCTCAGCCGGCAAGAAACTGGTTCGAGTCAAAGTCTGAGGCAATCAAATCTGAACGCGCACCAGCTCCGCCGAAGGATCAGATCACAGGTTCGGACAAGAATCCGAAAGGTTCTGCGGAGGCTCCTGCTGGGTCTGGCACGATTGAGTTGACCGAAGCGATTGAGTCGGGTTTGAAAAACAAGGCTGATGAACATAACGAGAAACTTGATGGTGCGGATCCGTCTTGGAAGCGGGCAACTGTCGGCATGTTGCGCACAGTGTTCCGTCGCGGTGCCGGTGCATATTCGACTTCGCATCGTCCAGGCATGACTCGGAACCAGTGGGCGTATGCGCGGGTGAACGCATACTTGTATCTTCTTCGCAATGGCCGTCCAGAGAATCCTGCGTACATCACCGACAACGATCTGCTTCCCAAAGATCATCCGCGATCCTCTAGAACTCTGTCCGTGAATGTTGTTATGATTGACGGCATGAGCGAATCATTAGAGACACGCCGCATTCAGATCAACGACTTCGAACTACGCGAAGGACCAACAGGTGACGGAATGTCATTCACAGGTTATGCAGCGGTGTTCAACTCTGATTCTGAACCGTTGCCATTCATCGAGCGAATTGCGCAAGGTGCATTCAAAAAATCTTTGAAGAGTCGCATGCCGATCAAGATGTACATGAATCATGACTCATCAATGTTGCTTGCTTCGACAAGGTCAAAGACTTTGCGATTGCAAGAAGATTCAAAAGGTTTGCTCGTTGAAGCAGATCTTCCTGACACGACTGTTGGCCGTGACCTGTCCGTGTTGATGAAGCGTGGCGATGTTGACTCGATGTCGTTCGGCTTCTCGGTTCCGTCTGGTGGAGACAAATGGTCGGATGACGGTATGAGTCGTGAACTGCGTCAGGTGCGTTTGCATGAAGTGTCGGTTGTGACAGGCTTCCCTGCTTACACCGCAACTTCGGCTTCTGTTCGTTCTCTGGACATTCTTGCCGAGCGCACAGGTGTTGACGTTGACAAACTTGCTGAAGCGATCACAGTCCTTGAAGCGGGTGGCACTCTGTCAGATGAGTCGGCTGATCTGTTGTCGGGTGCGGTCAGCAAACTTCGTGCCGAACCAGCCAAAGTTCCTTCGTCAGTGAACTTGATGGCGAAGCATCTTGAACTGTTGAAAAATATCTAGACTCTGATATATACTCAGGTCTGCCGGTAAGCGTTCCGCTACGGCTAGAGATTGGTAAGCGTCCCGCTACGATCGGAAGACAACTTCCTGCGCACCACAACTTAACCAATCATGGAGAAATCATGAAACAATTTATTGAACAACAAATGGCACAACGCGCAACAGCGTGGGAAGCCGCAAAGAAGATTCTTGATGTTGCAACCGCTGAGAAGCGTGACTTGTCAGCAGAAGAGACTCAGACATACGAGCGCATCAGCAAAGAACTTGATGAGCGCACAGCAACAATCGAGAAGCTCCGCGCCGATGAGGCCCGTGAACTTCGTTTGGATGCAGCAACACGCGAGATCGCAGACCAGGTTCGTCCTGTCGCTGACGCTCCACGCGCAGAGCGCAACGACAACGATGTAATTCGTTCGATGGCAAAAGGTGAGATCCGTTCACACATGTTTGAGAAGCGTGATGTTGTAAAGACATCAGCAGGCGCACCAGTTCCAACATCGTTCTATGACCAAGTGATCATGCTTGCTCGTACGGTTGGTCCAATGCTCCAGACTTCAACAGTCTTGAACACAGCATCAGGCGAGAACCTTCAGATTCCATCACTTGCTCAATACTCGACAGCGGCAATCGTTGGCGAAGGCACAGCAATCTCAGAATCAGATCCAGTATTTAACTCATTCATCACATTGGGCGCGTTCAAGTTCTCGTTCCTTGTTCAACTCTCACGAGAGTTGGTTGAGGATTCAGGCGTAGACATCTTGCGCTTCTTGGCTGATCAGACCGGCAATGAACTCGGTGTGCGTGTCAACTCGGCACTCACAATCGGTTCAGGCACAAACCAACCAAAAGGCATCGTTGCAGCATCAGCTGTCGGCGTAACTGGCGGAACGGGTGTGACGGGTGCTTTCACCGCAGACAACTTGATCGACTTGGTCTACTCGGTAGACACAGCCGGTCGTCGTTTGGCTGGTTCAGGCTTTCAGATGAACGCATCATCAATCGGCAAAATGCGCAAGCTCAAGGACACAGCAGGCAACTATGTGTTCCAACCAGCACTCAGCGCAGACGCACAAGATCTGCTTCTTGGATACCCAGTATTCGAGAACCCAGCAGTCGTTGACACAGCACTTAGCGCGAAGTCGGTAATCTTCGGACACCTTCCTTCGTACTTCGTTCGCTCGGTAGGCGGCATCAAGTTGGATCGAAGCGATGACTTCGCATTCAGCACTGACCTGATTACCTTCCGCGCAACAATGCGTGTTGACGGTAACTTGCCACAAGTATCACATGTCAAACACTTCATCGGTAACGCTTCTTAGTTAGAGCAACCGATAACAGACATGACAGTCCGCAAGGACTGTGACTAGGATTAAGTCCACGGCCATTTCGTGCAGGGTTGGCCGTGGACTTTCTCTATATCTGCACTATTCTTAGGAGGATCATGTGGCAAACCGTAATCGTGAAAGGCGTCCCAGTGGAGATGCCAGGGTACTTAGCGGAGCGTTTGCTCCGAGCGGGCGTAGCGCACTCGTTGGAAGTGTCCGACCTACCAATCCCGACCGACTCAGAATCGTCTGGTATTCCAACGCACCTTGGGCTGCCACAGGATACGGACAGCAAACCGCGCAAGTCATCCAAAGGCTCGCGAAAGAAGACCACCAAGTAGCAGTCCACGCGATGTACGGCCTTGCAGGCGCGGCATCAACTTGGAACGGATTCAAAATCTATCCACAAGGATTGGCTGCATACTCCGACGATGTAGTTGTCGCGCACACAATGGAATGGGCGAACCAAGATCCATCAACGCCGACACTGCTCATCACACTCTTCGACACTTGGGTGTTGAAGTCTGACTCGTTGAAAACTTTGAAGAACATTGCGTCATGGGTTCCGATTGATCATCAGCCAACGCCACCAGAAGTGTTGGCTTGGTGTGCGCGTGAGAACGTGCGACCGATCGCAATGTCAAAGTTCGGTTCACGAATGTTGGAGACAGCAGGTATTGAACACTTGTATGTTCCTCACGCAATCGAGCCGGTGTTCAAACCGACCGAGTCGGTGACGTTGGCAAACGGTCAGAAGATGACTGGTCGAGAGTTCATGGGTTGGGAAGAAGACCGATTCGTTGTGTCTATGGTTGCCACCAACAAAGGTTCGCAACCTGCGCGGAAGGCTTGGGCTGA